TGTTCATCACCAGCACCCTGTGTGTTGTTTCAGGAAACGTGACCTAATATGAGTTCAACACAGCAACTACTACTGGGCGAAGGCGCAGGCGGGGCCGCCCCTGTTTACATTGAGGAAGTGTTTAGCACATACCTTTATACAGGCACAGGCGCATCGTTGACCATTACCAATGGCATTGACTTGTCCACTAAAGGTGGGATGGTTTGGATTAAAGACAGAAGTGCTGCAAGAAATCACATTTTATATGACACCGTAAGGGGCGCTACCAAACAGCTTTCTTCAAATTTAACTTCTGCACAAAGCACCAACGCAACAGGATTAACAGCTTTTAGTAGTTCAGGTTTTTCTGTAGGAAGTTCTGCAAGTTTTAATTCTGAAAACTTTGTTTCATGGACATTCCGAGAGCAACCAAAGTTTTTTGATGTTGTGACTTATACGGGGGATGGAACTCAGGGTCGTCAAATTGCTCATAGTCTTGGAAGCACTCCCGGTTGTATTTTTGTCAAGTGTACAAGTACCACAAGCAACTGGACTGTTTACCATCGCAGTCTAACAACAAACTATATTTTGCAATTAAATTCAGCAACAAGCGCAATCAATGTAGGAAGCCCCAACGCTTATGTTTCTGCTCCTACTGACACCACATTTACTGTTGGCAACGATTCCGATGTAAACGCTTCTGGAGCTACTTACGTAGCCTACATCTTTGCCCACAACGCAGCAGGCTTCGGCCTAAGCGGTACAGACAATGTGATTTCGTGTGGGTCTTATACGGGTAATGGAACAAGTCTCCAAAGCATCAACTTAGGATACGAGCCTCAACTTGTTTTGATTAAGAGTGCATCCATTGCTGGAACTGAATGGGCCATGCTTGACAATATGCGAGGTGTTGCAACTGGTGGCGTTGATGCCGTTCTCAATCCAAACACAAGTGGTGCAGAAGCATCTCCTTTTGACAGGGTTGATTTCACTTCAACAGGATTCAATTTAAAAACATCTTCGTCAATTTACAACGAAACAGGAACATACATCTACATAGCCATTCGTAGAGGCCCAATGAAAGTGCCTACGAGTGGGACGAGTGTGTTTAGCCCAAAGACATGGACTGGCACAGGCGCAACTGCAAACGTGACAGGGATTGGCTTCCCTTCTGACCTGTGGATTGCGCATGGGCGTAACCTTGCATCCCAGCCTATCTTTAACGACCGCTTGCGTGGTGCTGGTCAAGATTTATTCCCAAATCAAACAACCGCCGAAACAACTCAAACATCGGTCACATCGTTTGCCTCAATGGATGGTGTGACTTTTGGCACAGATAGTGGAGTCAACCTATCTACATATTTGTATATTAACTATGCAATGAGACGCGCCCCTAGCTTCTTTGATGTGGTTTGCTATACAGGGACGAGTTCTGCAAGGACTGTCACGCATAACTTGACTGTTGCGCCTGAGTTGATGATTTTTAAAGCTAGAAATACAGGCAGCGATAACTGGTTTGTATACGCCGCGCCTTTAGGCCCAACTAAAGGTCTTTATTTAAATCAAACCAATGCTGCCATAACATCAGCAGGTGTTGTCAATAATACAGCGCCAACAGCGAGTGTGTTTACAACTTCTGCCGCAGCGTTTACCAACATCAATACAACAACCTACGTAGCCTACCTCTTTGCAACTTGTGCTGGTGTTTCCAAAGTAGGCTCATACACAGGCACAGGAACTACAAAGCAAATTGATTGTGGATTTACAGGTGGTGCTAGGTTTGTGCTTATCAAACGCACAGACTCAACTGGCGACTGGTATGTATGGGACTCTGCTCGTGGCATTGTGGCTGGCAATGACCCATACTTACTCATGAACAGCACAGTCGCTGAAGTAACTAACACCGACTACATTGACACATACAGCGCAGGGTTTGAGATTAGTTCAACTGCGCCAGCCGCCATCAATGCAAGTGGTGGAACATTCATCTTTTTAGCAATTGCTTGAGGTAATTAAAATGCAAGTACGAATCAGAGAAACAGGCGCAGTCATGTACGAAAGTGAATTTCGTGCATACACAAAAGCCAATGGTGGCCCATCATGGGAGACAACAACAACTGAAGTCTTAGAGGCTTTGGGTGCTGATGTAGTCTTTGAAGGCGCACAAGCATCAGGTGGTACTGTTTACCAATACTCTCAAGCCTCTGGTGTTGAGCAAGTAGATGGTAAGTGGTACACCAAATATATACTTGGCCCATCATTCTTTCAAACAGAAGATGCTGATGGCAACATCACTACTGCGGCTCAGAATGAAGCTAATTACAAAGCTTCTAAAGATGCTGAACAGGCTAAGAGTGTTCGTGCTTCAAGAGATGAAAAACTGAAAGACTGTGATTGGACACAAGTAGCTGATGCTCCTGTAGACAAAGCAGTATGGGCTACCTATCGTCAAGCCTTGCGTGATGTAACTACGCAGACAGGTTTCCCTTGGACTGTTACTTGGCCTGATGCTCCATGAAAGATGTAAGCCATGAGCAAATCTATGAGCGTCTACTAGCTGTTGAAGCAAAGGTAGATGAAATAGATAAGAACACTAAAGACCTTGTAACTGCTATTGACGCTGCCAAGGGTGCTGTAAAGGTTCTTAACTGGATAGCATCTATTGCACAACCAGTTTTGTGGATTGGCGGTTTAGTCATTGCTGCTGGTGCAGTTTGGCAGACATGGCTTAAAAAGTAATGGCTGATGTAAAGCAACAATTAGACATACCTCCTGTACCTTCTTTGAGTACATCAGGAATTGTCTATTCTCAAAATGTCCAGAATCAAAACAATGGACTTTTGAGGTTGTTTTTTACTAAGTTAGTTAACTCAATACAGTCTGTTATTGGGCCAAGAGGTGGTAAGTACTTGAATAATCCTTACGGGGCTTTTCAAAGTACTGTTGACCAAACAGCGGCATTAGCTAATACGGCCTATGCAATGACATTAAATACTACAGATTATGCCAATGGCGTAAGTGTAGCAAGCAGTTCAAGAATTACAGTTACTGACGCTGGAATCTGGAATTTGCAATGGTCTGGTCAGTTTGAAAATCCTGACTCTCAAGACCATGATGCTAGGGTATGGTTAAAGATTAACGGGACTGTAGTTGTCGGGTCAACTGGATTCTTTGCCGTACCAAGCAAACATGGATCTGTTAATGGTCATGCTTTAGTTGGATGGAATTACTTTTTAAGCTTAAATGCAACTGATTATGTTGAGCTTTGGTGGGAAACTGATAGTACACAAGTAAGTATTCAAACTTATGCTGCAGCAGGTAACTATCCATCAACTGCATCCTTAATTGCTACAATGAGCTTTGTGTCTAACCTACCTAGGCAATAGAATAAAGATATGGCTTACATTCCACTACAAATTCCTCCAGGCGTATACAAGAATGGTACTGAGTATCAATCTAAAGGCCGTTGGAATGGCTCAAATTTGGTACGTTGGTACGAAGGCACTATTCGCCCTGTTGGTGGGTGGAGGAAGCGTTCTACCAATCAAATGACGGGTTTAGCTCGTGGCTTGCTGAACTGGCGTGATAACTCTAATAACAGACGTATCGGAATTGGCACACATTCAAAGCTTTATGCAATGAATGAAGCTGGTACTTTGTTTGACATTACACCCACAAGTTTTACTGTTGGTGATGCAGATGCTGTATTGAAGATTGGTTATGGCTATGGAACTTATGGAACAGCGGCTTATGGTGTTGCTAGACCAGATTTAGGTTCATACACTCCTGCCACAACATGGTCTATGGACACTTGGGGGGAGTATTTGGTTGCTTGCTCAACTAAAGACGGGAAACTGCTTGAATGGCAATTAAATACCTCTAGTGATGCGGTTGCTATTACTAACGCACCAACTAGCTGTACTGGTCTTATTGTTACTCAAGAACGATTCTTATTTGCACTAGGTGCGGGTGGAAATCCTCGTAAAGTTCAATGGTGTGACCAAGAAAACAATACTGTATGGACTCCTGCCGCCACCAATCAAGCTGGCGACTTTGAGTTAACCACTATTGGCTCTTTAATGTGCGCTAAACGTGTTCGTGGAGCGACTATTCTGTTTACTGATGTTGATGTGCATACTGCCACATATATTGGCCCACCATTCATCTATAGCTTTGAGCGTATTGGTAGTGGTTGTGGCGTTATATCTAAGCAAGCAGTAGCGGCTACTGATAATGCCTGTATTTGGATGTCTGGAGCAGGATTCTGGATGTACGATGGTTTTGTCAAGCCATTGAACTCAGATGTATCGGATTACGTGTTCAGCAATATGAACGCTACTCAGTCATCTAAAGTTTATTGCGTACACAACTCTACTTATGGTGAGATTTGGTGGTTTTACCCAAGTTCTGCTTCTAATGAAGTAGATTCATACGTTTCTTACAATTATCGTGAGAATCATTGGGCTATCGGCACTTTGGCTCGTACTTGCGGCACAGATCGTGGCATCTTCTCTAACCCAATTATGGTTTCTACAGACGGGTATGTCTATGAGCATGAAATTGGTTTTGCTTATGATGGGCAGACATTGTTTGCTGAGTCTGGACCAGTAGAGTTGGGTAATGGAGATAGAACCATGAGTCTGACAGGATTAGTCCCTGATGAAAAGACTGCGGGTGATGTCCAAGTTCGATTTAGCACCAAGTTCTACCCCAATGCGACAGAATATAACTATGGCCCATATTCAATGGCAAGTCCTACTTCAGTACGCATAAGCGGAAGGCAAGTAGCCGCCAAGATTGAAGGCGTTAGATTAACTGATTGGCGAGTTGGCACTATCAGGTTTGATGGAAAACTTGGTAGTTTGAGATAAAACTAGCTATTTTTAATAGTAAATATTATGATTGACCATGATTCTCAAGATTGGCGTGAACTAAGGAATGCCAAACTGTTAGAATGGTTTGGTGGCAACCAGAGTGCTGTAGACTTTTTAGTCGCTTTATCAGGTATAGCCGAGTTATGGGATGACTTGGTAGACAAGGATAAAGAGCCTAGCAGAAAAGACATAGATATTGTCTTTTGGAATGCGCTGGTGACGCTGCCTACAAATGAGTTCTTTAATCAGAATAAGACATTTTTAATGCCTTTAGTGGTTCAGAGTATAAATGCTTGGCAAGACTCTGTAGAACTTGAAAGTGGTAATACCAACGACAGAGCCTATGCGCTCACATTGCGTATTATTTCATTACAAATAGCACCAATGATTGTCTTATTGCTTAGAGGAAAAGAAGCAATGAGAGATGTAAGTACGGAAATGTGGCGATATTTTACGTCACATGATGATGCAATTAAATGGATACAAGGGGAATAATATGTCTCTAGGCGGTGGAAGTTCAAGTCAACAGCAGTTAGATCCTGCATTACGTGATGCATATTTAGCCAATGTCCAAAGCGCACAAGGTGTTGCCGCTGGTCTAGCTCCTAGAGAGTTTGCAGGATTTACTCCTGACCAACAAAATGCTTTTCGCATAACGCAACAATTTGCAGACCCAAATAGTCAGCAAATGCGCCAGCTTGGTACTGCGTCTAATTTAGCTACTAGTGCAGGTCTATATCAACCTGAAAGAGTAACTTCTCGTGATGTTGAGGCTGCTTTGGCTAATGCTGCTCAATTAAGCCGTGGAACAGTTCGTGATGTTAATGCAGAACGTATTGCATCAGAAAAAGTTACTGGTGCTGATGTTGCTTCTGAAGCATTAAAACAAATTGCACCTGAAGCTCGTGCAAACATTCGTGATGTTGCGGCTGGTTCGTTTTTGAACCAAAACATTCAGCAGTATATGAATCCATATACGCAAGCTGTAACTAATCAAAGTTTGGCAGACTTAGAGCGTTCACGCCAATTACAGCAACAAGAAACTGCGGCTCAAGCTACTGCGGCTAAAGCATTTGGTGGATCTCGCCAAGGTGTAGCAGAGGCAGAGACTAATCGTGCGTTTGGAGAGAATGCGGCTCGATTAGTTGCTCAACAAAATGCCCAAGCTTACGATCAAGCGCAACGTGCTTCTGAAGCAGATCTTGCTCGTCAGATGCAAGCACAACAATTAAACCAAGCTCAAGATTTGGCGACAACTCAACAGTCTTTGCAATTGGCAGGACAGTTTGGTTTGGCTAATCAAGACGCTGCTTTAAAAGCTCTTCAAGCTAATCAAGATGCCGCATTACGTTCTGCTTTAGCAAATCAAGGTTATGACTTTAATGTTGGTCAACTTAATACTCAAAACACACAACAAGTTAACCTTGCTAACCAAGCATCTAAAAATCAAGTTGGCTTGGCTAATGCCGCTAATTTCTTGCAAGCAAATTTAGCTAATCAAAGCGCAGGATTACAAGCTAATCAACAGCGTTTGGGTGCGGCTGGTCAAGTTGCAAACATTGCAGGTCAAGGCCAACAAATGGGACTTACTGGCGCTCAAGCACTTCAACAACAAGGTGCATTGCAACAAGGATTCTCACAACAACAGTTGGATGCAATCCGCAATCTGCCATTGGAGCAACAACAGATTCTCAATCAAGCATTGGGTATCAATGTTGGTGGTGGCTCTGGAATGCAGTCTACATCTACTTCACGCCAAGGTTTGCTTGGCTTGCTTGGTATTGGTTAAGGAGTAAATTATGCCTTTTAATATTGGGTTGTTATCTGATGCCGCATTGACGGGATTGTCTGATACTGAAAAAGAATCAATGCAGAAACAGGCCACTCAACAGTTCTTGTTGGGTAGTTTGTTAAGTGGTGATCCCGCTACTGGCTTTAAGTCTGCAATGGATATTCCATCTACTTCTTTAAATATGCAGAAGATGATTCGTGATTCTCAGATTGCTCAACAGCAACAAGCAGAACTTGCAGGGTTTAAAGAGAAGTATGCTCCAACTACATTCCAAGCAGGTCAACGTGCAATGGGTGGTGGCGGTGGACCAACTTTAACTGCGGCTCAAAATCAGCAAACAATTCTAAATGCTCCAATTGATTACAACCAAGCTTTATTAGATTCTTTGCGTTTATCAGGAAACCCTGCACAACCACAGATTCGTGAAACTTTGACGGCTATGCAACCCAAGTTCCAAGGTGATTTACGTGTTGATGCAAGTGGACGGGTGATCGGTGCTTTGCCAACACAAAAAGAAGGTATACAGACTCAATTTAATCCTGCAACTGGTCAGTATTCTGCTAACCCTGTGCAGAACTACATGATGTCTCAATTGTTGACTCAGAAGCCAGAAGTATCAGCTAACACTATGCTTGGAGTTGGACCTACTGGTAATATTCAGCAAATGGCTATTCCTGGTTCTACAGAAGCCCTAACGTCTATTAAAGCCGCTGAAGCTGTTGGTCAAGCCGCAGGTCAAGTTGAACAAGTTATTGGTGCAGATGGTAAGACTTACTATGTTCCTAGATCTTCTCTTCTTACTCAGCCTCCTCGTGCTGGCGCTGCAGGAACTAATCCACAAGTTGGAGGAGTTGCAGGTGCAGTAGCTAAGATTTCTCCTGCTCAAGAAGCAGTAAATCTTGCAACATCTAATCGATACAATGAGTTTACAAAGACTGCTCTTGATGCTGCATTGACTGTTAGTGATCGTAAGACTTCTGCTGAATATTTGTATAACGCTGCTGAACAACTTGATCCTAATAAACTGACAGAGTTTTTTAGTACTGGTGCGGCTTACATGAGAGCTATACCTGGCGTTGGCGATAAATTTGACTCATTAGTAGGCAATGTTAACTTGCTCAACAAGACACGTTCTGAAGGTGTTTTGAAAGGTTTGAGCAACATTAAAGGCAATGCCAATGCGTTTGAAGGTGGAATTGTTGACAAGGCAACTACTGGTGTAACTGATCCTAAGTTTGTTACCAAGTATGTATCTGCCTTGGAGATTGCTGCCGCAGATAAAGATGATGCCCGACAGAGATTCATTGATGCCTACACAGGTGATCCTAAAGCTGTTTATACGGCATGGGCTAACTCTCCTGATAATCCACGTTTGTATAACCATCCAAAGGTTAACCAGTTCCTTAATGAGCAAATTGCTTCTTGGCAACAAGGTGGCTCACAAGGTAGTCCTGTAATGCCAGCAGGTTTTACAGTTGGACGTAGTAAATCAACTGGCGCTATTTTGATTAAGAAGCCTGATGGTTCTACATACACAGTAGGTCAATAATGGCAACTAAAGACGAAATCTTTGCTTTTGCTGCTCAAGAAGCAGAACGCCAAGGTGTTCCTCTTTCTTTAGTGCAAGGTGTTGTTGACACAGAGTCGCAAGGTATTTTTAATGCCATTGGACCTAAGACAAAAACTGGTGATCGTGCTTATGGTCCTATGCAGTTGATGGGTGCTACTGCTAAAGAGCTTGGTGTTAACAGGATGGATTGGAAAGATAACATTCGTGGTGGTGTTAAATATCTAAACCAGTTATCTCAACAATTCCAAGATCCAACTTTAGTTATGGCGGCTTATAACGCTGGCCCAGGTAATGTGCAAAAGTATGGTGGAATCCCGCCCTTCAAAGAGACTCAAAATTATGTTCAAAAGGTTCAAAACTTTATGGCTAAATCTACAACTGATGACGATTTCGTTCCTTTCGGACAAGAAACAGCAGCTAAAGCAACTACTCAAGTTGTAGGCGCTGATGATTTTGTGCCACTAACTGGCACTCAGCAACAAGCGCCTAAGACTCAAGTAACGCCAACTACTCCTGCTGATTTCATGCAGAGTGTTAGACAACAGGCATTTCAGCCAAGGAGTCAGTTTCAACAAGACGTTGCCGCAAGCTTTAACCCATTAGATGTTTTGCGTGGCAAGACTACTAGTGGACAATTAATCTTTGGCGCTGCTGATTTAATGGCTCAAGGAATTAAGGGAGGTCTAAGTAAGCTTGGCTTGTCAGATGAATACCTTGGTATTGATCGCACTAAACCACAACCTGTTGCTCAACCAACTCAGTCTATTGGCGATATTCTAAAAGGCACTTACAAAGTGGCTACAGAGCGTCCTGGTCTATTGGTTGGTGGACTTGGCACTGGTTTGCTTGATCCTACTAATTTATTGTTGCCTGGCGCTATCCAGAAGTCCATTGTTTCTGCTACACCTAATGTGCTTACACAAATGGCTCCGAGAACTGTTGCGTTAGCGCAGAACATTGGTACTGGAGCCACTACTGCCGCCCTTACATCTGCTGCTGCACAACAGGCTAATACAGGCACAATTAATCCTCAACAAGTGCTTAATGAGGCGGCTGCTGGTGGCATTTTGACTGCTCCTACTGCTACTGTTAGCGCATTGACTACACCAAGAGCGCCAGCCAATTTAACTCAATCTCAATTAGTTGCTGAACGTGCTATTGCTCAAGGCGCTACATTGCCTCCTACACAAGTAAATCCTTCAATGTTGAATCGATTGCTTGAAGGATTCTCTGGCAAACAACAAACTGGTCAAGTTGCTTCTATTAAAAATCAAGAAGTAATTAATGCTCAAGCTCGTAAGACTTTGAATTTACCAGAAGATACAGTTATTACACCCCAAGTATTGCAGGACTATCGCAATGTTAAGGGTCAAGCTTACGATGCTTTAAAAGCCAATAACACTTACTACGCTGACAAACAATTCTTTACCGATATAAACAAGCGCACCGCAGAACTTCAAAAGTTAGCGAATACAACAGATGTAACTTCTGAACTTAGAGTTCTCAATGGCTTAAAGCAGATGAACTTTGATGGTGTTGGTTTGGTCGAGCAGATGAAGCGTCTCCGATACGATGGTGAGGCAAATCTTGCATCTGTAGATCCTGCCAACAGAAGTCTTGGTCAGGCACAGAAGTTTGCTGCTAGACAATTAGAAGATCTTGCAGAGCGTAATCTGAAGAACTTTAATCAGCCAGATGTAATGTCTAACTTTAAGCAAGCCCGTCAGGATATTGCCAAGAGTTACACAATTGAAAAATCATTGAATGCTGTAACTGGTGATGTGTCTGGCGCTAAGTTAGGCCAACGTGCCGCAACAGGAAAGATTGTTCCTAGTGAACTACAAGCGTTGGCAGATGCTGCTGCCGCTTATCCAACTGCCTTCCAGAATACCTCTCGTATTGGTAGTGTTCCTGGCATTAGTCCATTGGATGTAGGAGCCGCAGGTGTTGCCGCTGCTTCAGCAAGTAATCCTAGTTTGCTTGCTACTGTATTGGGTAGACCAGCAGTCAGAGCAGGTATTACTAGTCCAGTATTCCAACGTAATATGTTGCCTAGTTCGCAACCACAAGCGCCAGGACTGTTAAACAGAGTAACTTCCAATCCATTGACAAACTATGGATTAGGTCAGTTGCCTGAGTATGGTACTGAGCGTTTCTTGCTCCCTAGATAACATGAAAGACTGGCTGCTTGCAACAATTGCGGCAGTCGGTATGGTTGCCCTTGTTATTTGGTCATTCTCAGTAATCATCTGGGCATGGAATTAATTAGTTTTTTACTGGCTGTATCTATTGAGTACAGGTGTGTCAAGTGGATGTGGGTTGGGGATGTCTACAACCGAAAAGTCTACTGTATTGAATGGAAGAAGGTAGAAAAGAAATGATAGATCCAATCACGGCTCTAGCAGGGATACAGTCTGCTATTAGCATGGTCAAAAAGGCAGCAGGTGTTGCCCAAGACCTAGGCTCACTTGCGCCCATGATTGGTAAGCTATTTGACGCTAAGTCTGTAGCTACAAAAGCCATGCTTCAGGCTAAACAGTCTGGCAAAGGCTCCAACATGGGTACGGCTTTGCAGATTGAGATGGCCTTAGAACAAGCCAGAGCGTTTGAGGAAGAGCTAAAGATGCTCTTCATGCAAACAGGAAAGATTGATGTCTGGAATAAGATTAAAGCCCGTCAAGCAGAGATGGACTTGGCTGATGCCAAAGAGATTAGTGCATTAAAGAAGGCAGAGAAAGAAGCTAAACAGAAAGAGCAAGAACAACTAGAGATTGGTTTGGCAATAGGTGGAATATTCTTTGTGTTGTTTCTAGTCTTTGTTGGCGTGAATGAGATGATGGATTTCTGTGCAACTACTCGTAGATGTGGCAGATGACCTGGCTTGATATAGTTCTTTGGTCTGCTGTACCTGTTAACTATTTCTTTTGGATAGTTGTTTATCCTAGGTGTTTCGGTGAATGAGTATCAAAAAACCTTTGATATGTGCCTCAAGATATTCGTTTACGGGTGTGTGGCACTATATTTCTTGGGTTTTCTGAAGTTCTTACCTGATGATCTGTCTGACAGAATTGTCAATCTCCTACTAGGAAGGATTGGTTTAGGTAAATGAGAGTTACAACTTACCAACAAAATGCTCAAATGTTGTCAGAGGCTCATAGGATGATCCACCAACAGAATATGAAGCGTCTGGCAGAATTAAGTAAACAGGCTGAACATCAGCAAAAATGCCAAGAGATTAAGACTCAATGGGTCAAAGCCACTCAAGTGGATGTAAAAGCATGAAATATTTTCTGATTTTTATAGCACTTATGCTATCGGGATGCGATGAGAAATATCGCTATTTTTGCCAAAATCCTGATAATTTTCATGCCGAACAATGTCAGAAACCTAGATGCCAATTCACTCAAACTTGCCCAGAATACTTGGTAGCACCTATCTTGGAGAAAAAAGTTGACGAAGTTAAACCTAACAACTGAAGAGATTGAGGTAAGAATTTGGGGCTTTGTCGTGATTGCAGTCACTCTTATCCTTATGTTTATTGTTGGTGCTTTGCTCTACTCTGTCACTTTTGTGACTCAGCCCATTAAGAGTATGGCTCCGATTGACCAAGCCTATACCAAGATGTTGAACGACATTGTTCTGTTGATCGTTGGCGGTATCGGTGGAGTTATTGGTAAACGGGCTATGTCTAGTGCTTCTAGGGCGTTTAATCCTCCAACGCAACCAATGTGTCAACCAATGGGCTATCAAGGCTCTATGGGCGGTTTTAGCTCGTCCTATGCCCCTCCGCAATCTGCGTATGGTTTGCCTAGTCAACCTTTTGGTGCAATGCCTGTTTGGACTAATCCTGAGTTGGATGAATCTTGGACACCTGGGCCACCTCCGACTACTCCTCCAGAACACTTGGAAGACAATGAAGAGCGTGAACACATGGCAATGGCTAGAAAAGAGGTT